ATTGCATGTAACAATCTCCCAGTTATTTTGCTCCTCCTCAACTGGCCTGCGCTTCGTGCGTGGGCCTTTTTTTATGGTGATTTGTAATGGATGAAGATCAAGAGGCAAGCAGATTGGCCTCAGAGGTGTACGATTTTTGCTGCTGGCTCGTCGAAGAGGGCGCTGACTCAAACTCTTTAATTATCGCAATGACTGCTGCACTCGTTCATATCACAAGCGAACACAACGAGGTTGAGGAGCAAACAAAGCAGCTTCTGAGCAAGATAACGTTCGGCGGTGGGGGTAAGCTGCATTAATACAAAGAAGGCGCTGTATGGGTCGTTACAGCGCCTCTTGGAGTGGTTTGGTTTTTGGTCTGGGTTTTACTTACAAATTACGCCGGCACTTCCTTAAATACACCACCGGCGATTCCGCATCCATATTCGCAAAGCATCTTTGTTTCTCCGACACTAATCACTTCGTCAGCGTTAAAGTCATATTGCTTTGCGTATTTTCTCAACTCTTTGCGGCCCCAGATAGAGGCTCTACCGCCACTATCTTGGAACCACATTGTAAATGTTTCCGTACTCATGATGTCTCTCCCAGTCCGTCACATTCACCACTGCAAGACAGCGCATGGGCGATACATGCGGAATACTCTGTCAATGCTTCGTTGACGTCCGTTGTACTTTCGACCTGCAATCCATAGCGGACAGCGTAGCCATCAAAAGTCCTGAACAACTCAACGCTTATCGCGTCGTTGGTCGTGTCGTTTTTTGCGATTAGTTTAAGCATATTAGTTAACTCCCATTAATGCAGCGCCAATCCACAGACTGGCGTAAAATGTACCGAAGATGCAGAGGGCGCCAATGACGTCTCCCACGATTGCAAGTGCTTCACGACGCTTCATGATGTCACTTCAAGCATTGCTTGCCTACATATGGCCTCTACTTGCACGCCTGCTGCGCACAGCCTAGAGCCACCATCAAGACAGATACCCTCAGTTATTGAGCTTCTTTTTGACCATTTGCACTCTCCAGTTAATGTAGTTAAATAGTAACGTCCGATAAAGCAGGCGTCATCATCAGCATACCTTTCTGGAAAATCTGTTCTATTCGCTGAAGGCCACCAAAACTCAACCAATGGATCGTCTTTGCCATGCTCCAAACAGTTGTTAAGACCATACAGGTCGCCCTTGAATACTACACGTCCTGCGAGGCGTTGGCCTTCTCTGTTTAAACCCAAATCAATTAATGCAACTGAGGTGCTCATGACGTCACCTCCTTTTCCATGCCACAGATGATGTTCGCCATGAATGACCAGTAACTATCAATGACCTTGTCTTGGAGTTTGTCGCTTGGGTTAGAGTCGATTGAGCCGAACTCAATAGCCATGTCGATGATGTCGCCATTGTAGCAAGCGATAGGAAGAGCCAGACCGGACAGCCAGTCGGCAATTGCTTTCTGTTTGCCAACTTGAGCAACTCTCCATCCGTACTCTGAGTTGAGCCGCTCGAACAAACGCTTAATCTTGGCCTGTCTGGTGGGCAGTTTGTCGTCGACGTGACAGGAGGAAAGATCGTATGTTACGGTGTCGAGGATGTAAGCCTCATAGAGTGGCTTATAGACTGTGTGGTGTACCTTGCCGCTCATGACTGCACCTCCGCCAACTGACGCGAACGAAGGTATCTTCCTGCATGTATTCCATCGAGAAATGCTTTAGTTTCTTTAGCAGAACTACGATGCATCAGAATTGATGAGCCATTGTTATAAGTGATTTGATAACCACCGTAACAAGATGCGTAGTTGATATCTAAAGGGTTATTGGTATCAAAAGTGTTTGCTAGTGCAACTAACTCTTCAAGTTGTTTCTGTGTTATTCTAGTAGACATATGTTCTCTCCTCATTTGCTTGTTATAGGATATTGTTAGGATGTTTAACGTATAAGGTCAACAACTAATTTACATAAATGTCAATTAATACGACAAAGCACATACACGGCGAAGCACACGCACGTGCGCGCGTGTCATAAAAGTGCCTGAAAATCAAGATTGCAAATGCTGCACTGCCGCGAAACCATGGCTTCCAGGCGTCATATTTGCTAAGTCATTGATAACGTTGACATCTACATTTAACATAATCACTATTATGCGCCTTTGGCCTTAAATCTGCCGTGAAATCGCGTCAGACCCCCCCGTCGTTGGTTTCGGCGGTAGGTGTATGTGTGTAGCAAAACGCACACACGGCTGACCCCCCCATACCCCCTTGCTTAAAAACCATCCCTGCCATAAAATTTCCCAAAATATAGGAGGCGGCTTCATGGCTGGCAAAGCACTTCGCAAACGCATACTGTCGGAAGTAGCCGACAACGGCGGCGCAGATTGGCTGTATGACCAAATCGCGTCTGGCGTCACCGTAGCTGAAATGGCTCGGCAGTATGGCTGCACCCGCAGCTACGTCAGCCGCGCGCTAAACAGCATCCCAGAATACAAGGTCGCTTTGAGCGGGGCGCGTGAGGAAGCCGCCGACGCTTTAGTGGAGCAGGGGCTAGAGATGGTCGATCAACTCGGCTCCACAAGCACCAGCAACGAGATCGCCGCCACCCGCGAGAAGGTCAACTTCCGTAAGTTTATGGCTGGTAGTATGAACCAGAATAAGTATGGAACGCGACCACAGAACAACGTCACGCTGTCGATCGGCGACATGCACTTGGACGCCGTGCGTAAAGTGAACAGCCAGATGGCAGCAATCGAAGCCGAGGACCGCGAACGCGAAGCCGCCACCATTGACGTGACTTATGAGGAAATGCCCAATGAGTGAAGCCAATCCCTTTGACGACTTTGTTAAAGAGTACCGCGACGACCCCGTGAAGTTCGTCGTCGAGGTTCTGGGCGCAGAGCCGCTGACGTATCAGAGGGAGTTTTTGCAGGCACTGGCAAGTCCACGTCGGCTAGTTGGGCTATGCTTTGGTGTGTTTTGCTGCGCTTTCCTAATAAGGTCGTCGTCACGGCGCCGACAAGTGGGCAGCTTTTTGACGCCTTGTTTGCTGAACTGAAGCGGTGGATCGGGGAGTTGCCGCCACAACTGCAACCCATGCTAACAGTTAAGTCTGACCGGGTTGAGTTAGCTGCCGCCCCTTCCGAGGCGTTTATCTCGGCCAGAACATCACGAGCTGAGACGCCAGAAGCATTGGCGGGTGTACACAGTGATAACGTCCTCCTAGTTGTGGATGAGGCGTCTGGTGTTCCTGAGAAGGTGTTTGAGGCTGCTGCTGGCAGCATGTCAGGCCACAGCGCCACGACAATTTTGTTGTCAAACCCGACACGATCCAGCGGCACGTTCTTTGAGAGCCAGACGCGGCTGTCGGGGAGCTGGTGGACGCGGCGTTGGTCGTGCGTGGAAAGTCCACTGGTGTCGGATGAGTTCGTTGATGAGATGCGGCTGCGATACGGCGAGGACAGCAATGCGTTTCGCATTCGTGTGCTTGGCGAGTTTCCACTGTCGGATGATGATACGATCATTCCGTTTCATCTTGTTGAGGCTGCCACGCAGCGTGACATTGAGATTGATGAGAATGCTCACACGATATGGGGCTTGGATGTTGCGCGGTTTGGAACGGATAAGACTGTACTAGCGAAGCGGCAGAGTAATGTGATTACTGAGGTTAATGGCTGGCACGGGCTAGATCTTATGCAGACTGTTGGCCGTGTGAAGGCTGAGTATGATGGGTTGCCGTCCAGCTTGCGGCCTAGAGAGATATTGGTTGACGTTATTGGGATGGGTGGTGGTGTAGTTGATCGGCTGCGTGAGCTGGGGTTGCCTGTCCGTGGGATTAATGTTGCCGAAAGCCCGTCGATGGGTGAGACGTATGTGAATTTGCGAGCCGAGTTGTGGTTTAAGATGCGCGGGTGGTTAGAGCAGAGGGCGTCTAGGTTGCCTAAGAATGAGCAACTTATTGCAGAATTAACGACAATCAGGTATAGTTTCGTCAGTAGTGGCAAAATGAAAGCTGAGAGCAAGGACGAAATGCGTAAACGTGGATTGCCTTCTCCTGACTTTGCTGATGCGGTTTGTTTAACGTTGGCGTCCGATGCGGCGACAGCTATGGGCGGCAGGGTCGTAACGTGGGGCAAGCCGCTGCGACGTGATTTAAAGGGTGTAGCGTAATGGCTAAGAAGCGTAAGTTTTTAGATTTCCTAGATATGATTGACGGCGGCGGCAAAGGCCAGATGGGCGATGAGTTTGAAGGCGGCGGTTTGCTGTCTGTCTTAGCTAACATGGCTGCCTCACCGTATGGCTCCGAGGATGAGATGCGCCGTAAGGCTCGGCAAGATTTCTACAGCTCGCAGAATATTGGCGGTGGCTCTATGGGCAACGGCGCTCGTGTTAATCGGCCTATGGCTAGACCAGCCGCTCCTACTTCGTTTGCTGACATGGAGGGACAGTATTCAACTTCTCCTGCTTCCAACTACGCCCCAACCGCGCAAACTGCGCCCGCTAAATCACCTTTTCAAGAACACGGCGGTATGCCGCCAGCTCCTTATACTCCGCTTGCTAAATCACCTTTTCAAGAACACGGCGGTATGCCGCCAGCTCCTTATACGTCGTCCGCGAACACATTTAACAGCGCCCCAACTTTACCTCCGGTTGCGGAAGACCTTAGCAACGACCCAGATTACGTTGAATATTTGGAAATAATTTCTAAATTAGCAGGCCCAGGCTACGTAGAAACAATTCCAAAAGAAGATTTAATATCATCTTACCAAGATTATAGAATTAAAGTTTTTGGGCAATAAATTTTTCTAAAAGGAACTAAACCATGAAGACACCAAAGTTTACGCCCCACAAAGGCTGCCCAACACCAGCCGCGTGCAAACGTGAGGGTGTATGCCTTGGCAAGAAATACTCAAAGTAATCTGAAGGGATATCGGTATGGCATACGGAAAAAAATCTAGCGGTATGAAAAAAGGCGGCAAGGGCGGTAAGAAGAAGTGATGTGGACTGCGCTGCTTTTACTTTGCAGCGTTGAGGGCAATTGTTTTGCGTTTGGTGGCCCAATTGTGCAGAGCGAAAGCGAGTGCATACAGTCTATACCAGACGGGGTAAAGCACGCGAAGATAACACTTCCTCAGTACCGCGTCGTAAATTATAAGTGCGTCCAATGGATTGAAGGAGCATAAGGTGTCAAAAGCTAAACCTAAAGGCAAATCCAAAAAAGGTTTGTACAGCAACATACACGACAAGAAAAAACGCATTGCCGCTGGCTCTGGCGAGAAGATGCGTAAGCCTGGAAGCAAGGGCGCGCCTACAAATGCCGCGTTTAAAAAAGCTGCGCAGACTGCTAAGAAGAAAGCCAGGGCGTAATGGCCGATGATCTTTTGACATTTGAAAAGCTAATGCAGGCTGTTGCTATGCGTGAAAGCAGCAATGACCCTAGCAAAGTATCAGATGGGGGGGCTGTTGGTTTGCTTGGCATTATGCCAAAAGATGCGATGAAGGGCATGAGAGAAAATGTGCCAAAGGTTTTTGATGTTGCCGAAGAGTTAGGATTTGATGTTAATGATCGTACATTAGAGTCTGCTGTGGGGCTTTTAAAAGACCCTGTAATAAACAGCATTATTGGCGAGGCTTACATGCGTGAGCTTATGACAAAGTATGGTGGAGACACGGAAGCTACATTGACAGCGTATAACGCTGGTCCTGGCAAGTTTGATCGTGTTGGTTCTGCCGCTGCAATGGATAAAAAAGAACAACGTGAATACGCTAGTAAGGTCGGCGATGACTTTAAAGATTTGTTCGGCTTTGATTTACCTAAAGATTTAGGTGTTCTTTCATCCATGCGGCCTAGGCCGCGCGCAACAGGATTGTTATACTAATGGCACGCACAAAAGCAGAAAAAGTTAAAGCAGCAAAGAAACGCCACGGCTTTACCGCTGTAAACAAGCCACGAAAAGGTGGGCCAAAGAAGTTCGAAGTCCTAGCAGTTGAAGGCGACACTGTTAAGAAAATAAACTTTGGCGACCCTAATATGTCCATCAAGAAAAACCAACCAGCGCGAAAGAGTTCGTATTGTGCGCGTTCTGGTGGTATAAAGGGGAAATCAAGCAAATTAAGCGCGAACTATTGGTCGCGCAGGGCGTGGGACTGCTGACATGGCAATAACAACTTACACAGAGCTAAAGTCTAGCGTTGCTGACTTTCTCAACCGCGACGACCTTACGTCAGTCGCGCCGACGTTCATCTCGTTAGCCGAGGCTGACATGCAGAGACAGGTGCGCCACTGGCGTCAAGAGAAGCGCAGTACAGCGCAACTTGACACACAGTACAGCGCAATACCCGCCGACTTTGTCGAGGACATTCGGTTCTACATTACGTCGAGCGACACAAGCCCAATGGAAAAAATCAGTCAATATCAATTACTTGACCGAAAGCGCGTCAACTTGAATGCCAGCGGTAAGCCAGCATACTACGCCCTGACCGCTGGCGAGATTGAAGTCTTGCCAATACCTGATGGCGTGTATGATGTTGAATTATATTATTACAGTCGTATTGAGGCTTTGAGTGACAGCAACGCCTCAAACTGGATGTTGCAGTATTTCCCAGACGCTTACTTGTACGGCTCGTTAGTGCATTCCGCACCTTACTTAAAAGACGACGCTAGGCTGCAAGTTTGGGCGTCTTTGTATCAAGTGGCGATTGATGCTATAAACGCTGACAGTGATAAGGCTAAATATGGCGGATCAGGCCGTCGCATGAAAATTAGGAGTTACTGATGAGTTTTTCGAATGCTTTTGAAACAACTGTCCTCACTTGGGCATTTACAACTGGTTCTGCCACACGGCCAACGGCTTGGCACTTGGCGCTGTTTACCAGCAACCCAGCAGAAGATGCTTCTGGTACTGAAGTCAGCGGCGGCGGATATGCACGCCAGGCTGCTACGTTCACAGTAAGTGGCAACACTGCATCAAACTCTGGCGCAATTGAGTACCCGACAGCCACGGCTGGTTACGGCACTGTCAGCCACGTAGGTGTTTTCGACGCATCATCTGGCGGCAACTTAATTTCATATGCTGCGCTGACCACAAGCAAAACCATTGATACGGGCGACGTCTTCCGCGTTCCTGCTGGTGATCTTGATATCACGCTAGACTAATGGCT